AGGCTGAGGCGGCGCTGATCTAAATGCAGAAACGATGCTGACGCGAATGCAGACGCGAATCAAAAACCATAGCATACAATCGTTTGTCTACTTGGTGCCCGGGGTCGGAATCGAACCGACACGCCTTGCGGCGGGGGATTTTGAGTCCGTCCTGAAAATGAAGCCTGTATTGACTTTGAGGGGTGTAACGTCTGCATTTTGGATACATATTTTCCCCAGCGTAAAAACCAAATGCGGATACGGTTGTGACTACCTGACTGCCTTTAATTCTGTGGCCTTTTGGCGGTAATGATCAGCCGTCATCTTCTTGCTCGAATGTTGCAAAAGCTCTGATGCTGCATTCAAATCCTGCGCCAGATCGGCGGCTCGCTTTCGGCAATCACGCAGGTACAGCGCCCTGATTTGGTTGCTCATGACCGGATTTGCAAGTGCCGCCTTGTCTCTGGCTTCTTCGTACCTGGCGCGCAGCATCGAGTAACTCACCTGCCGCCCTGTGCTGGTGCACAACAACATCACACTGTCAACCTGGTTACGCCTTGCCAGTAGCTCGGTCAGGATGGGTGATTTACTGACATCAAAGTAAGATTTCTTACCCGTTTTTCCGGCACGAAAATGCAACTGCCCATCATGCGGCATGCGCACTGATCGAACGTCACCCAGCCGCATGCCTGTCGCGGTGGCAATGTCCATTGCGTCTTTCAATACGCCATCTGCCTGGTTGTAGATGGCGGCGTACAGCGCATCGGTGTAATCAACCTCGCGCGCGTTCTCGGTGTTCTTCCAGCTCTTCACGCCAGTGGCTGGCCACTGCAGCTCGGTCATTCCCCAAATTCTGGCCTTGCCCCACACAATAGACAAGACTGAGAGCTCACGGTTTCCCTGAATCTTGGCGGTGCGCTTGTCCAAGTACTGGCGAAGTATGGGCAGGGTGATCTGATGCCACGAGGCTGAGCCAAACACCGGCTCGATGTTGGACAGCTGCTTGCCGTAGCTTTTGCGTGTGTCGGCGTTGGTGTACTTTGGCAGGCACTCATCACGCCAGCGGTTGATGGCCTCTTGCACCTTACCCACCGTCAGCGGCTTCTTGTTGTGTAGCAAATCCCATTTTTCCAGAGCCTTGGGATAATCGTTGCCCAGGCTGATCTCTGGCCCGTGGGGGCGCTGGTCGTAAGTCCAATAGGTCCACACCTGGCCCCCTTTGCCCTTGCGGCTGTGGGTGCGCAAGCGCGGGTATTTGTTGGTCACTTGACTGCTCCAAAGTTGATTTGGCCGATCGTCACGCTTTGGCCTTCGAGCCAGCTTTTGACGTGCGAGTGGGCCACGATGATGCGCATGCCGTCAACCCGGTGCGGTATGCCTGATGATTTGAGCCATTCTGCCTGTTTACCCGCCCTGGCGTAGCCAGTGAGTTGGTGCAAGTCTTGGTTGTTGAGGTATTCGCTCATGCCATCGGCCTCCACTCTTTCCAGCCTTTGTTTTCGCTCCAGGTCATGAGTGGGGCTGTATCGCCGGGCTTCATGATCCTCAGCCGGATTCCTTTGGTGCAATTGGTAAAACCCCAGATGAACAAGTCGTTGGCCTGGTTCATCACCTCGTCGGCGTCTTCGACTTCAAAGTCCATGACGCTGCGCCAGGCTCCCGTGCCAACGTTCACCTGCAGGATACAGAGCTTTGGTTTAGGAAGATCGGGGGTGATCATCATCATGACAACCCTTTCTGTGCGTGATGCGCCAGCAGCAGCCGGGCCACCAAAGCGGCATAAATGGACTCGGGCTCACTGCTCAGGCGGTAAAGCTCCATCAACAGATCGGCGCGGCGCTGGCTGTCGCTGTGCAAAATATTGGTGATTTCGCGGTCATAAGCCACAATGGCGGCTTGGATGTTCTGGAGGTTTTGCATGTCAGTTTTGGTTCATGATTGCCCGCACTGCGCCTCGCAGCACACGGCTTTTACGGTAAGGGGCTGGTATCAGCACGACAGTGATGCTGGCTTTATGAGCGTGACCGCCAGTTGCAATGCCTGCAATTTCCCGGTGGTGGTGGTGATGCGCGTAGCCGAATTGTTTGACCCCATCAAAAGCCCGCACGAACTGGGACGGGTGCCGGGCACGGCCATTCAACGCATTTACCCCATGACACCCCCGGTGGAAGTGCCCGGGCATGTGCCCACTGCGGTGGCTGCGGCATTCAAAGAAGCTGCCAGCAACCGGCGCGACAGGCGCTACACGTCTGCCTGCGCCATGTACCGGCGTGCCATGGAGGGGGCTTTGAAAGAGCTTGCCCCGGATATTGATACCTGGAAGCTTGAGAAGCGCATCGATAAGCTGGCGCTTGAGCACCGCATCACCCCAGATTTGCAAGCCTGGGCGCATAGCTTGCGCCTGGACGGTAACGAGGTTTTGCACGGGCAAGCGGTGGCCGACACAGATTTGACCGACCAGATGCATCACCTGTGCTGGTTTTTGCTGATGTACCTCTACACCTTGCCCAAGCAGGTGCAGGCCGCTCTTGAGAGCCGCGCTGACCGGGCGAAACTGGCGGGGTGACATCACTCCCTCCTCCACACCCGAAAGGTAAATTCATCGTCGTGTTTTAGCCGGATAACAAAGCGCGGGGCTGACTTATCCTTGTGGATGAACTGAGCGGCCTTTTGCATCGCGCTTTTATAGTCAAGACTAAGCCGGACCGACTGGCGCAGTTGGAGCCTTCCCAGCAGTGCGCCCATCGTCTCTATCTTGCCGAACTTGCGAAAGTTCGGCAGCGGCACATCGTCATCAATCACAAAGTCGTCCAGGTTGAGGGTTACTGCTGGCGCTGTGGCCACTTCGGCATCAGGCAGCACGGGCGGCTTGTAGGGCGTGCTGTAGTCTTCGGTCACACGTTTGGTCTTGGTGGGTTTTGCAGGTTTTTGCATGATTGGTTTGGGTTTAGTGGGGGTGCTGGCCTTGGGCATGGCGCCCAGCCCGGCAAAGGGGTTGATGCCGTTGGCAAAGGTAGTTCTTGCGGTGTGGGGGGTGTCGTAGCTCATGCGCCCACCTCAGAAGGGTATGCCGTCATAAGTCCACTGCTCGCACTCCACTGGGCCTTTGATCCACTCGGGTGGTGGGCTGGCGCTGAAGTACTGGCAGACGTTGTTTTGCAAGCTGGTGCAATTGGTGCAGCTGGGGTGAATGCTTTCGTATTCATGAAGTTGCGCTTTCAAGGCTTGTATGGTGATGGCTCGCTCGGTCAGGGTCATTCAAGGGCTCCCAGTGGTGTTTGATGATTTCGGGGTATTTGCCGGTTTCGTTCACGGTGATGGCGGTGGGTGCTTTGGCGTGGATGAACGCCAGGGCAACTGCCGACGCAATCAAGTTAGGCGGCTGTGGCGTTTTGCCAGTTGGCATACGCCGTGCCCACCAGGCTTCGGCCTTGGCGCGGGCAAAGCCGCCGTGCTGCAAGCACACCCACTCGCTGCATACCCGGCGCAGGCCACTCATGTAGTCCACCCGCATGGAGTCAGGTGCGCCAGACTTGTGGTGCAGGTGGTAAGTGACAGAGTCCACCGGGTAGGTGTTGATCTTGGGCGCCACCATGTGGGCCATGATGGCGGCATTGCTGGCAGCGCGAGGCTGCTCTGCCTCTGGATCGCGCATGGTGGCGCCACAGCTGGGGCAGATCAGCGCGGACGCTGGCGTGACGTGGTCACCACACTCGGGGCAAATGGCAAAGGGTGCGCCCTGGTCTGGGTTGCCCGCTTTCTTCTTGCGCCCACGGATGGCATCCACAGGACCCATGCGCTCGGTGGTGTCGCTGAAGTCAAGCCACAGGCAGTCTGTTTTGCCCGGCGCAAGGCGCATCCCTCGGCCTGCGCCTTGCACATACAGCACCGGGCTTTGCGTGGGGCGCAACCAAATGATGCAATCCACGTCTGGCACGTCAAAGCCGGTGGCCAGCGCCAGCACGGTCACCAGGCAACGCAGTTTGCCAGCACGAAAGTCAGCAATGCTCTGTGCACGCTCAAGCGCTGGGGTGTCACCACACACCAGAACGGTGGGGATTCCTTGGGCCAGCAGGTTGTCAACAAACGCCTGAGCGTTGGCAACCGTGGCGCAAAACGCGATCCACTTCTTGCGGCTCTGCGCCAGGGTGAAGGCCTCCAGGGCTGCTGCGGGCAGGTAGGCACTAACGCGATCTGACAGATCGGCAATGTTGTAGTCGCCATTGCTGGTGTTGATACCCTCGGTGTCAATGCGCGTGGCAATGGCATCCATGGGTCGCACCAATGGCGCCAGGTGGTTGCTGTCAAGCAGCTCTTGCACGGTGACTGTGCAGGCAATGCCGGTGAATAGGGGTGCATCACCGTCAGTCAGCCATACGCCGTTGCCCCTGAAAGGTGTAGCGGTGTAGCCCACTACCCTGAAGTTGCACAGTTGGCTCAGGTCAGTCAAAAACTTGCGGTAGCGCCCGGCCTCGGTGCCGTTGGGGTTAATCAGGTGGCATTCGTCAACAATGACCACCTTGATGTTTCCCAGCAAATGCGCATCACGGTAAATGCTGCCTATGGTGGCCACAATCACGTCAGCGTCTGGCACCTTGCGGCCCAGGCTGGCGCTGTAGTAGCCCACGCGCAGGTGCGCTGGCAGCATGGCGCAAAGCTTGGCTGCATTTTGCTCGGCCAGTTCTTTGCTGGGCACCAGCACCACGGTGCGCGGGTGTTCCTCGGGCCAGGTGTCAAACAGCAGTCGGCACAGCTCGGCAATCACCACGCTTTTGCCGCTGCCGGTGGGCATGACGCAGATGGGCGTTTCAGTGATGCCGGGGTGCGCTACCCACCATTGGTAAAGCTGGTCAATGGAGCGCTGTTGGTAGGGGCGCAGGTTCATGCCACGACCCTCCTGCCAAACTGGCTGCGTAAATCCATGCATTGCGCAGCCACCAGAGCCAGTGAGCCCTTGTCTTGGGCGTCATAAATCTCGGTGCTGTCAAAGCCCTTGGGCGGCGCGCCGTTGGTGAATTCGCCCGTCTTGGTGCTGTAGGTTACCCAGTTGTCGCTCTCGCTGGCATCTACTGGCGTAGCCCAGTTTTTCAGCAGTATGGGAATGATGCGGTGCGCCTGGCAGCCCGCCTTTTGCTCTTTGACGCTCAAGGTCTTGCCGCTGTGGCGTGCGCATGACCAGGTGCCCCCGGGCTCGGGTGTGCTGTGACTGCATGACCGGCAGGTGGGCAGGGGTGCGGCGCTACCGTGGCACAGGTCTCGGTGGTCACAAAACTTGCACTCGTACCAGCTGGCATCTGTGCTGATGCCCTCGGGCGGTGTGGGTGCATTGATGATGCGCTGGGCTTTGTCAAACAGGGCGCGGGCTGCATCCTTGTCGGCATCGATGCGCTCCAGGTGCAGGCGATCATCGTCCTTGCACACTGCCACGTACAGCGCGCGCTCCAGCCCAGCCCAGGCCATGTAGCACTGCATTTGGGCCCAGTGCTCGGGCTTGGCCTCAAGCACGCCCTTGGCTTCCAGGGTGTTGAAGCTCTTGGTGCTGTGGGTTTTCATTTCGACCAGGTGCCACGTTTGAGGCGCGTCTGGCAAGTTGACGCAGGCCCCGTCAGCCGAGCCACCAAAGTGGCCGCTGCCAAAGGTGAACTGCCGACCAGTGGCCGGGTCCACCTGCAACAGGTTGATGCTGGCTGCGCGCATGATGGCCGCCAGGTTGTCTTCTTCGCGGTGGCCACGGGCAAACAGGCGCAAGATGCGCGCCTCATGCGCTGGCTTGGTTGCCCACCTGAAGCTGTACCACAGCGCACGGCTGCAAGGCCGCCCGATCAGGCTGGCCCCCAAGTGGGGGCGTAGGCCGTCTTCAGCCAGGTCAAGCGTGGCCGCGTCGATGGCCGCAAGCGTGGCCGTAGCCAGCTTGAGGTCGGCACGGAAAGCCAACTCTGCCATGTTATGCAGCCATGGCTTGTGGTGCCTTGGCCCAGGGCAGGGGCGCGGCTTGCTGGGGTGCCGCCTGTTGCACTGGTGCGGCAAAAGCTGGTGCAGCCACATTGACGCGCGGGGCGCTGAACGCTGGCGCATGGCTGGCTGCGGCACGCGCCTTGTAGCCCTTGATCTCGTTGCTCATGCCCCGGTCGGGGTCATTTTTGGCGGCGACCTTGACCACAATGGGGCGGTTATGCAGCTGCTGGCTGTCTTTGACTTGCATGATGCCGGTGGCGTGACACAGTTGGGCGAGTTGCTTTTGTGCAATTTCTACCGCTTTTTGGTTGCGGTTTTGCAGGTTCAAGCGGTCCCACACCTTGCGGCCTTGGTACTGGCCAGACTGCACTTCAAGGGTGAGCTCAAGGTACTGGCCCAAACCGTCTTTGGTGCTTTTCATGGTGCTGTCGGTCACCATGGCTTCGTAGTCGCCAGCGGGTATGGCTTCAAACTGGTTGGTGGTGTCGATGCCTTCGGCGTTGAAATTGAGGGTTGCCATGATTAAAAGGTTCTTTCTGTAAATTGGTTTGTAAAGATGTCAGGCCGCTGCGGGAGCAACCAGAGCCGGGTGCATGGCGCTCTGGAAGGCCGCCCAAGCCAGCGGCAAGGGGCTGGGCAGCGAATAACGGTTTTTGGCGGTGAAGGCTGGCTGGCCCACGGTGTGCATGATTCGCTCGCCGGTGCTGGTGGCGCGCACGCGCCTGTTGTTGAAGCCCGCGTCTTCGGTGACGGTGTTGGTCTGCATGGCGGCGTACAGAATCACGTCGGCATACTCTTCAGCAATGGCGCTGGCGCGCTTGTGCAGCTTCAGATCGTGGCTGTCGTAGGCGGGCATGGTGGGGTCTTCCACATGCACCACCTGGCTGTGGGCGATCATGATGACGGTCATGCCACGGGCATCGCGCAGGGCGGTGATGCCGTCAAAGAAGCTGCGCCAGACGGTGCTGGCCTCGATGTAGCCCTTGCCATAGCCCAGGCTCTCGATGCTGGGCACGTTGTGGGTTTGGCACACCTGCTTCCAGATCAGGGGCTCAAGCCAGTCCAGCGAGTCAATCACCAGCGTTTTGAAGTCATGCGGCTCGGTGTACAGGCTTTGCAGCGCTTGCATGACATCATCAAAGCTGGTGGCCAACGGGAAAGCGGTTGCATCCAGGTTGCCCAAGCCGTCTTCGGTTTGCACCACCACGGGGGCAGGGGCGCACACGGCAAAGGTGGTTTTGCCAATGCCAGCATCACCGTGGATGATGATGCGTGGGGGCTTGGGGCTGTTTTTTTGCAGCGATGCGAGTGAGATAGCCATGGTTTAAGGTTCCTTATTCAGATTTCAGGGTGAGTGCGGGTTTGGCGGGCTTGGTGGTTACAAATTGGTTGAGTTGCTCAAAGGCGGGGGTATCTAGTGATTGAATGGCGCGGTACTGCTTCAGATCGATGTCAGCCTTCCACTTGAAGGCTTTTTGCGCGTTGGTGCCCAGGGTGTTCCAGGCGGTTTGCAGGGCTTCGGTGTCCACGGCGCGGGTGACCTTGAAGGTGATGCTGAATTCCTCATCCTTGACCGTGCCCTCACCACCGTCTGGCACGCCATAGCGGCTGACAATCTCGTCCTCAATGGCGCGACGGTTCTCGGTGGCTTGTGCTTCGGCGGCTTTGGCCTTGCGCAAGGCTTGCACCATGATGTTGATAGGCAGTGCCGGGGGAATGTTGGTCATGATGGTTTACTCCAGTTTTTAATAGCGCGAATGTGTTGTCCGGCGCTGCGGTTGATGAAATAGGTGATGCGTTGCATGGCCTCGCGGCACAGGCGGTCAAGTTCGGCTTGAGTCATTGCAGGGCTCCATAGGCCCAGCCTGCGACCATGAAGATCAAGGCCAGTCCGGCCAAAACCCCGATGGCCAGGGCGGTGTAAATAAGCATGGTTTCCAGAGTGCTAATTTCGATGGGCTCCAGATCCGCGAACCAGACGTTTCCGCCATTGGTTTCGTTTTTCATTTGCGAGCCTCCTTTGCATCAGCCACGTAAGCAGCGCAGGCCATGGCTTTGGCATCAGCCACACTGGCGGCGGTGGCGCGGCTGGCTTCGATTTCGCCAGGACCATCGAGCAAGTAGGCGCAAGACAGCACCACGGCAATGGCAGAGGCCAGCGCCAGGTTGAATAGTCGGTGGGGTGTCATGCTGCCACCTCATCAGCCACAGCTTTAGCCTCTTCGATAGCCGGTGTCCACAGCGCGGCGTGCTTGTCAATCAACACCAGTGCTGCGCGGTACTCTTGCGCGTGGTCGTTGTCGCCATGCTCTTTGGCCAGCTTCAACTCAAACTGATCGCGGGTATCAAAGAAGCACCCGTCGCGGATCATCAAAGCCGAATTGGTGATCCACGCTTGCAAGTATTCGCCGCGCGATCCAATGGGGCCAATGGTTAAAAATGGACGTTTGCCAACAAGTTTTCTGCCGCACAGGTCGGCACCGCACAGGTTGGCACCGCGCAGGTCGGCACCGCACAGGTTGGCATCGCACAGGTTGGCATCGCACAGGTTGGCACCGCGCAGGTCGGCACCGAACAGGTTGGCACCGCTCAGGTCGGCACCGAACAGGTTGGCACCGCTCAGGTCGGCACCGCTCAGGTAGGCATCGCACAGGTTGGCACCGCGCAGGTCGGCACCGCACAGGTCGGCACCGCACAGGTCGGCACCGCTCAGGTTGGCATCGCTCAGGTTGGCACCGCGCAGGTCGGCACCGCGCAGGTTGGCATATCTCAGGTCGGCCTTCGCTGTTGTCGCTTTCTCAAGCGTCTGGCGCAGGG